ATAGGAGGGATTTCTTTTACTGGGTCAATGTACTCATCTCCCCACGATTCTCTGTCTCTTTTCTTCAGATAAAAGATCATTGAAGTGGTATCACCCCCAACAGCTTTATCAAACAGGGCGTTAGCAACTTCTTTTATTCCTTGACTTCTACCCCTTTTTATAGCCTCAGCAAACTCAGGAAACTCGTTCTGTCTTTCGTAGATGGTCGTGTGACTTACACCAAGGCAATCAGCTATCTGTAAGACAGTAAGCCCTCTAGAGGCCATGTCTTTAGCTTTCTTGCAGGTTAGTTCGTCTGGTATCCACTTAGGTCTTCCCATTACTGTTCTGTTCCAAATACTTCTTCTGATAAAGGTTGTGGGATTATAGGTTCGGGTGGCGGTTCATTTAACTTGGCATCGACTTCTTCACACCAGTTAATGATCTCAGCCCTGAATTGTTGCCTGTTGTACTCAGCATAGCCAAGAGTCTGAGTGATCTGATCTATCTTATCAAGCAAATCAAACCACTCTCGCTTGTAAACTTCATTGATTTTGGTTACTAATTGCAACTCCATACCCTGCTCCGTATGTAATTAGTTGCCGTATTGTACTACAAATTACTAAAAGTGTTAATTAAATTCATCTTTGGCTATAGCGCATAGGCTAATAACGCAAAAAACGATCATGTATAGGATCATAAATGCCTCTCTGGTTGGTGGAGGCGCATTCTATACAGGTTAGCTTATGATCAATAATGCTATTTAATCATCTGCGATATGCATTAAATTAATAGTCCGTTTCGACCACCAGTGGACTAATCTGGCTCAAAGGGCTAGGGGTAGCCTCGGTCTATTTGTTTCTCTCTTCCCATCGTTTCTGTGCATCTCTTACTATGAAATATGATCCCCTCATCAAGTAAGCAAGAATAAAAATAAATGTGACTGTTCCTAAAAAATCTATCATCTTATTGCCCTCTCTCATAACCTGCGAATGGTTCTACAGGTGTATTGTGAACCCTATCAAAAGACTCTTGCACCATTTCCCTCAAGCGATCCTCAAGATATAAATAGATATCACCTCGGATCATATTCATTAAGTATGATTCATCAGAGTCGTCGTACAGATTACCGATAAACTCAGTCTGATTAATAATGATTGGAGGCAATATATCATCCCACCAACTTTCTGCGTGAATAAGAAATTGGAAGCAAATCCTATCTTTAACATAGTCGTTACACTCGATTATGTCCCCATCCCAATTATTGGTTACATTGGCATAGGATAAAACCATATCATCAAGGCGATTTTTAAACTTTAAAATGCTCATTTTACAGCGCCCCCAATATATACATCTGATAACCCATGCCAACAACTATGGCAACGGATATGCCAGTGATAAAAGCCATAAACATATCTGCATCATGGTCTTCTTTCTGAGTTTTCTCGAATGCTTTTTGAGCCAAGTAACGTGCGGCTCTGTTTTGTGCGGCTATTCTTGAGTTTGATAATTTCATTGTTTTCCCCTTTCTTGATATTTCATGATGAAACATTTAATTGATTGCCCCCCAGGGGGGCTGTTTAATTATTTTACAGATACATTTTGTGGAGCGTACAAACCTTCTAAGCATCTTACTTCATTATAAACCCTGACTCGCTTCTCTGTTGTGCCAGTAACAAAGCCGCTAACCCATGCATTAGTGTTAGCGCATTTAACCCAAACTTTTTGATTGATTTCGTATTTCATAATTTATTACCTTGTTTATTGAATGTAGGTACATTATTACCTATATAACCCTATATGTAAACCCTTTTGTATATAATATTATGGAATAAAAACTTTATTTCTTATAACTTTTTCGTATATAGAACGAAAATTAAATCTCGCCTATTCGCCACTCTTGATCTTTTATCTGCTCTTTTAGATCGCGTGAAAACTGAATAACTTCTTCTCTTACCCATTTTCTTGGTGGAAGATAGGTTAGCCGTTTCATTGCTCTTACCCTTCGCTCTCCGTACATATCTATCATGTATGTGCGGTAGCCTTCACTAACTACTGCGTCTCCCATATTCATATTGCAACGCTTGCACTGAGGAGCAACATTTTCCATAAACAGTTTTAGCCTAGAATGTCTGCGGCTGTAAAAATGCCCTCCGTCCATTGTCTTGTAATGACCAATACGACCACAGCTAACACACTGGCAGTAGCCGTTGTCATCTGATGCTTTTAATCTAACTAATCTTTGTAGTAATTTTGCGGCTTTCTCAACCTCTTGGGCGACTGTAGATTTCTTCCTCTTTGCCATTAACTTCTTCCTCAATTAAAAAGTCTACATAGTGTTTTATCTTCCGTAATGATTCTACTCCACCTTTTTCGCGCCATCTGGTAATGTACTTTACGACATTGCCCTCACAAAAATTAAGGTTATTAGCCATAATATATTCGATGGGTTGTATCTTTTTATTGGAATAATGATCACCACCAATCTGTATTTCTAATGCTTTTGACATTCTTCTTCTCCTTTTACCGTAACCTCTTCTGGACAATTCAAATCGCACCTAGCGCAAATTCCGTAACCACACGCATCATCTCCTAGCCAGTATTCAAGAGACTGTCCGCAATCACAAAATAGTTTGTTGAGAGTAATTGTGCCTGAGTGCAATTTGATGACATTACTCATGCCCCACCTTTATCTTAACTCTAGAATCTTCCCCATGATCTTTATGATAAACCACCGCAGTCATAGACCGCTCTGCGCCATAGCCTGAGTCTGAATGCCACTGGTCTGTAGAAGTCAGAGATCCCCAGTGTTCAAAATGCATCGATCCCACCTCTCTAGCTATATGGTGGTGAATATGCCCTAAGTGACAGTATCTGTTTTTAGACTGACTCCACTGATCATCAAGGTTCTTAATAACCGTTTGTAGAATCTGCTCGTGCTTAATTCTATCGCCATGATGAAATACGAATAGATTATTTTCCCACTGATAATGTATAAACTTAGAGTAATTTTGTAAGACCTCAACCCTTGGCTCGTTGTCATAAATGATTTCTAAACAGCTAGATAGGTGACAAGCCATATCAGAATCGTGATTACCCCTGACATTGATAACCACAACTTTCTTATGGGTTTTAAGCATCTTTTCTACAAGGATTTGAAATAACCTTCCTGCCAGTTTGAACGTCTTACCTATCCGCGTGTCTACGTCTACCCTTGTCCCTGCTGTGGTTTCATTCTTGCTCGAATCTGCATGAAAAAAGTCACCTACATTTAACAGCACACCAATCTCGGCATCACCAACTCTATTGGCTAATCGCTCAGTTGAGTCTAGAAGTATTTGGCTTGCTATCTTTACGTCCCAATCATCGTCATCTAGCTTAGTCTCGCTGTCGGCAAGCATTCCAAAGTGATGGTCACCTATAATATACATTGCTAGGTAATCAGCGTTTACTTTTGCAGGTGGTTTAACTGCTTTTTTAAAGCCTGTTAGATCGTCCTTGATGCCCTCTAGCATATAATTAAGGCGTTGCTGTAGGCTTTGTTTGTCTGGCTCTTGAATAACCCACTGTAAGGCTACTGAGCCGTCTTCCTTGTATGCCGTTGATATTCTCTTAGCTTGAAATCCTTCGGCTGTTTGGTGAGTTAAGTCTCGATGTGGGGCTACGCCATTTGATGCGGCTATCTTTTCTAACCGAACTATCATTTTATCAACAGTCCGTCTGTCACACTTTAGTTCTTTAGCGGCTTTCTTAGCAGAGCCATTTTTAATAACGGCATTGACTACTTCTTTTTGTCTATCTGTCGTTGTAAATTCTATAAGCGTTCTGGGGTCAGCCTTAATCATTCAACTCTCCTGTTGTTTTTTCAGCTTTTGGTACTCAGAATTCTCTGGCACTTCTAAGAATATTCCGTTGTCCCTAGCCCAATGATACACGCTATCAAGAAAATACACCATTTCGCCAACATCCAGATCACTTGTGTGCTTAACCTGATTCTCAATTACTGTCTTGCCTATCTTTATATCTTCTGTGCCTAGAAACCTTTGCTTCATCATTAACTTCATATTATCAGGCGTAGCTGTAGGCACTTTTTCAATAAACTTATCTGACATGTTTTTACACCAGACATGGAATAAAGCATTCTGATTTAGGCTTCTTGGGTTAGTGTAAGGCTTAAGAGTTACACAAAGGGGTTTTGCATAGTCCCATGCATTGACCCTTTTAATAAGAAAAGGCAACCGCTTCTCTACCTCAAGCAAATTGCCTATCTTAATAAAATCTCCCTGACTCACACTAGCTTCCTTGTCAGCCATTTTTGAGATAGTGTTGTAGTCACTTCAACTTTCTTTTTACGCAGTGTTCTACCACAATGACTTTTAACCAACTCATCATCTGTGCAGATATCACTACCGTTTAACCTGTATCGGATAGCTGTATCTGACAGGCCAGTTATCTCAGCCAATCTTTTAATCGTGTAGTATCGACCATGTACTAAGTCTGGCTTGTTTCCTTCGTATCGTATTTGTTTTGCTTGGCTAGATGCTGTCACGTATTTCTCCATCATAGTAGTAACCAAATTTATTTAAGTAGAATTCCTTCATCATTTGAACTTGATCAGGATCGACCCAAGTGACATCAGCCATTTGCATCTCTAAAGTTTTGGCTCTTATGCTGTCAGGCTTGTTATATTTTTTAGCAATAGGGGAGCTTCCACCCTGATCTTGTGATCTAGATAACCAAGAGTTTACAAAGCGTTTAATGCCTGTGGGTTTTTTCCTGCGAGTTGGATTAGCATCTAACCAAGACTCCATCGCCATCAGTTCTTGCTGTACATCTACTTTAGGAAAGGCACGTTGCCAAGCGATAACGTCAGTCTCTTTTGGTTGCCAGTTGTCGCCATTATTTAAAATCATTAGTTCCCCCAGTGTATTTCTGATTTATCAAACATAATTAACGGTTCTATATCATCAGGATTAGGTTGTCTTCCCTTGGCAGTGCCGCCTGTTTGAAATACTTTAAACTTTGCCCGATGCATAACACCATCATGAACTATTATATAGCCAAATCTGTTTTCTTCTCTAAAAATAAAATAAGAAGGAAGCATGGTTGTTTGACTTAAGTGAAGAATCTCCATGTACTTAGGAACATTTAACGCACAAAATGCCTTTTTACCATCGCCATACCATTTACATTCTGCCCAACCAATCATCTCACCACGGCTATCACAATCCTGACCATTATGAAACCATCCGTCGAGCCTGTACTTTTTAAGATTTGGTGATTGTTTATATTGACACCCTAAACGCTTTGCCATTGCCGCCAATAATCGTTGCTCTCTCGATCTATCTGATGATGTTTCTCTCATAGTAATCATAATTAATCCTCCCACCCAGATAGCTTTATATGTATTTCATGCATCGATGCAAAATCTATGTCGCAATATTTGCCACTGACTTGTACGCTAACACCTTCATCTTCAAAGCATTCACAATCAGTGCTAAATAACATAAACCCACAATCACCATCAGTATAAATACAACCTAAATAACCGTCTTCAGATATAAAAGTTTTATAAGCCGCATTAAATGTTTGCGTCCAACTTATAAACTCTTGCTCTGTCATTCCAATTAAATGGCATACATCTTCATGCTTTATACTCATTTTAATCTCCTATGGCTCGGCAAGCCTCGCCTGTTTTATTGATAAATTGTTTCTTATTATTTTATGTAACTTTTTAAAAGACGTTTTAACCCTTTTACGACTGTTTCCGTAAATTATTCGATCTAAGGGCTATGCGACTTAGCGGTTAATTCGTATTCGTATCGTATCGCCAAACTATCCATCAAGAGAAACCGATCTCTATTAGGGGCTATGTGCGGAGGGTCAACCGCGTCTATGGCATTCTGTTAGGGAGTTCGCCACCCGAAGGGATATGTCAATTCATATCTGCTCTAGCCCGAATACTGTATTAATTAAAAATCATTTTTACAAAAAGGTAAACCTAAACCTTATACCCAAAAGTTATAAAAGACTCTAGGCTTATATCCAAAGCATCACATACGCGCTGAATAGTATGGAGTTTCATATTCGATTGAGTACGCCATCTCAATACTTGCTGAGGTGAAGTCTTTGCTATTTTAGCAAACTCCACGCTAGTGATTCCTTTAAGTTCTTGGGCGGCTACTACGCATTTGCCTACGTGTATTAATTTCATTGCATTAAATCCTATGTTATATTTGTTTGGTCGGTTCCCCCGATCGACAACCTCCTATGGTTTGCCCCCCGAGAGGGGGGCTTTTTAGATCAGAACGGTATATCTTCATCCAGTTCTTCAAGGCTCATCTCTGGTTGTGGCGCACTAACTTCCGCACCGTCTGTCCAGAACTTTTTAACATTCCCCAAGATCACGCTTTGCTCACCTGCATCGCGCTGTTCTTTGGATTGCTCCATAGAGATAAATCCGTTGTTGCCATATTCATCTTCTTCATCAAGATCAACAAAGGTTGTCATGTTTAAATAGACACCCTTAGCCCCTTTATAAAGCTTGGATTTATCAATCTTACTCACATTGATTCTTACATTTAGTCCTACTATCATTTTAACTTCTCCACTTGGTTTAAAATTTGACTTACAGCCGCATTAACTTCAGCGGCTAACTTTTCGATGTATTCTTCATCGCGTTTAACGCGCACAAGAACGTGCCGCATTTTTGGATGATAGGCAAAAAAGTCCCACCATTTTCGTTTAGTAATCCACATACAACCTTGAATTTGTTGCCAGTATTTCTTAACACCAACTTGTTCGTCTGCCAGATAGCTAACCATCGTTTTAGGCGCAGGACATTTTATCTCTAAACCGCCATCACCATTAATTAGGCCATCAGGTGAACAGCCAAATTCAAAGCTAGGGTCTAAAATAAAGCCAGTTTCTATAACTTCATTATCGGTAATAAACTCATAAGCCTCTCTAGCCTCTGGCTCTAACTTAGTCCCACGCTCCATCCATTCAGTAACATGGAAGGGGGTGGATTCACCTGTAAGACGCTCTGCAATTAATTCGTGAATATAACCACTAGCAGAACTTGACGGCTTACCAGTTGCAGTAATTAGCTTAGAAAATCCACTGGCAGATGGCCTACCCAATCGTGCGGCAAGCCACTCCTCAGTCCCTTGTTCATGGTCTAGGATAATCACTTCTTAGCCTCTATCGCGGCAATCACTCTTTCATAATTACTGGCTAAAATTTGATCAATATTTTCTACTTTAAGCCACTCTAAAAACCTAGCCTTATTTGATTTTGTTTCATCAAGTAATTTCTTGATAGCAATTATTTGATCTTCACTAACCATATCCTCATCAGACTCTTGAACAAGTTTAGGCGGCTTAGTTTCATTAAATTCATCAGCTTCTATTTCGCTGTATGCGTCACCATGCAACCCAACTAACTTCAAAATCACTCGATCTTTGGCTCTTTTTTCAGCCATTGCAAAAGGATAATTGTTTTTAAGATTGTAGGGTGCGGCCTCGCCAAAACTCCACTCAACTTTATCGTTAAACCTACCAGTGACTAAGATTACTACCATCTTTTTTTCTACACAGCTTTCAATCACTACAGGCGCGTCAAAGGTAATGCCCTTATGCGCGGCAACTTTCTCAAGTGCTTTATGCAATATAACGACAGTGCCGTGACAGTCCCACGTAGCTGTTTTTGATGTCTCTCCAATGTCTTTTAAAACTTCCGCTACTTTCTGCGGTATATTATGCTTCTTCACATTGACCTCCTACAGTCTCTTGTTTCTGATATTGCTCACCATATCCTAGTTCGTAAGACTCTGATTGACCCTCTAAGGCAGGGTAGCCAAGAATGCAGTCATACTCACCGCGCTCATAGTCGTTTAACTCGTTGATATTCATATTGCCTCCTACAGCATTTATTTTTGAAGTTGTAAAAAATAACGTCTACGATCATGTATTACAGATTGACTAATGCCATACTGAAAAGCTATCTCAACAATTTTTGATAAAGTTAATTTTCTTTGGTTCATTAAATCAAATACAACCGCATAAGTTTCCCACTTGCTAAAATTGTTAAATGCGTTGTGTGCTTTACATTCTGATTTTGTCATTTTTATTGCCCTTGTTTTATTGATTGAG